ATAACGGTTGGTGGGGCGATAGCTTCCCGACCGTCCAGAATGATCGTATTGGATCGCGACTTTATCTCCTCAGCCGCCAGAAACTTACCAATAAAACTCCACTAAAAGCCCGCGAATATATCAGCCAGGCTTTGCAGTGGCTGGTGGATGACGGCGTGGCGGTTCGTGTGGATGTGAAGGTCGAGCGAACCGGCATTGATACGCTAAGCGCCTCGGTGGTAATCAGTCAGAAAGACGGCAACCGCACGGCATTTTCCTTTGATGATTTATGGAGTGAACTTAATGGCTGACAGTGGATTTACCCGCCCGACACTCCCTCAGTTAATCACCACCGTCCGCAACGATATTCTCACCCGCCTGGCTGCAGACACCACACTGGCCGCATTGCGCCGTACCGATGCAGAAGTTTATGGACGGGTCCAGGCGGCGGCGGTGCATACCGTGTATGGCTACATTGACTATCTGGCGCGCAACCTACTGCCAGACCTTGCGGATGAGGACTGGCTGACTCGCCACGCCAACATGAAGCGATGCCCGCGCAAAGCGGCCACGGCGGCAGCGGGCTACGTGCGCTGGGATGTGACCACGAACGATATCCCCATTCCTGCCGGTGTGACAATCCAGCGTGACGATCTGACTTCTTTCACTACAACAGCTGCGGCCAAGTCAGCGGGTGGCGTACTGCGCGTGCCTGTTACATGTGATACAGCAGGGAAAGATGGCAACACCGATGACGGGCTTGCTATGCGGCTGGCCAGCCCGATCACCGGGCTTACCTCAGCGGGTGTGGCGGACAGCATTCAGGGCGGTGCTGATTTCGAAGATTTAGAAGTGTGGCGCGCGCGCGTTATAGAACGCTGGTACTGGACACCGCAGGGCGGTGCAGACGGCGATTACGAAGTGTGGGCGAAAGAGGTGGCGGGCATCACCCGCGCCTGGACGTACCGGCACTGGAGTGGGCGCGGGACGGTAGGCGTGATGGTCGCAAACAGCGACCTGATAAACCCAATCCCCGACGCAGCCACGGTGGCCGCCGTCAAAGCCTATATTGAACCATTGGCCCCGGTGGCCGGTGCTGATATCTACGTGTTTGCACCCACACCGCACACGGTTAACTTCCAGATTCGACTGAACCCGGACACTACGGCGGTGCGCTACGCCGTTGAGGCTGAGCTCCGCTCAATGATGCTGCGCGATGGCGGTCCTGAGAGCGTGCTAAAGCCGTCACGCATCAGTGAGGCCATCAGCATTGCAACCGGTGAGTATAGCCACACGCTGGTCAGTCCTGCAGCTGATATCACCATCGGTAAAGGTGAGGTGAGCGTGGTGGGGGAAATTGCATGGACTTAACGGCACAGTACCGGCAGATGCTTGGCGCGCTATTGCCGCGAGGCCCTGCATGGGATTCTGAAGACCTGCTGCTGACCGGCTTTGCGCCCTCACTTGCTGCAGTTCATGGGCGGGGTGATGCTCTGATGCTGGAAGCCGACCCGCGCTCGGTAACCGAACTGATCGATCGCTATGAGCAAATCAGCGGACTGCCTGACAGCTGCGCGCCGCCGGGGATTCAGACACTTCAGCAGCGTCGCCAGCGCCTTGACGCAAAGCTCAATCTTCCTGGTGGGATTAATGAGTCATTTTATCTGGGCCAGCTAAAGGCGCTCGGCTATACGGGAGTGACAATTACCCGCTACAACAAAAGCCAGTTCACCTGTCTGTCTGACTGCACTGATTCGCTTTATAGCGATGAATGGCGCTATTACTGGCAGGTCAATATGCCCGTAGCGACGATGATCACTCCCATGACGGCTATCAGCAACTGCACGGATAGCCTCAGAACGTGGGGCGACACCGTGGCGGAGTGCGTACTCAATAAACTAGCCCCATCTCACACCTATGTAATTTTCAGATACCCGGAGTAAGCATGCATCGTATTGATACCTCTACCGCTCAGGTAGATAAATTTGGCTCAGGCAAAAACGGATTTACCGGCGGCAATCCTCAGACCGGAGAATTGCCTACTGCACTGGATGCTGATTTCTTTGACTCCATTCAGGAAGAGATTTCCGGTGTTGTTGAAGGCGCAGGCATTGCCCTCGACAAATCAAAAAACAATCAATTGCTGATTGCGCTTAAGGCGTTGTTTGCTCAGCCGGTGAATTATCCAGGAATCATCGGACAATCACGAAATGCCAGAATGTCCGTAGCAGCTGCTTCTGCGAGTGCAGACTTTCAGGCTGATGAGTTGATAGTTGCTAGTGCTCTTGGTGGAAATCAGTACCGGTTGAAAAACGTTTCATCGCGCATCACGCTTACGACCGTCGGCGCTGGAGGTATGGTCGCTGGAAGCGCCCCGGCAACAGGATTTGTCGCAGTATATGTGATTTATAATCCGACGAGCGCGGCGGTCGCATTGCTTGGCGTTGATGCAACTTCAGTTATCGCACCTGAAGTTTATGGCGGAAGCAATATGCCATCAGGTTTTGCAGCGTCCGCTTTAGTCGCAGTGTGGCCGACAGCTTCAAGCCAGTTTGTTATTGGCAATTTGTATGATCGAAAAATTGATATCGCATCAAGAACTCTTCTGACCAGTTCTAGCACTAATACCAACCGCGTATCGCTGGCAACAACTCAATTCCCATTAAACGCTAAGTTCATTTATGGCGGGCTTAGCATGACAAACACGGCCAGCTCAACTCAGGGGCTAACAATCTGGGGAGCAAACTCATCAATTGGCGGCATGGCAATAACTGCAACGCTAGCGGCCTCTGCCTCTGCATCGTCAACATTTTCTAAAATATCCGTTGCTAACCAAACGATCGGGTGGTCCTCCACGAGCACAGCCGGAACTCCAACATACAATATTGGCATCAGCTCATATGAGTTCTAATGGAGTCAGAGTTTATGATTATACATGTTCAGCTATCAACCGACGGAAACAGGATAATTTCGTATTTCACCACAAAGCAGGATGAAGCTGTCTATAGTAATCAGAAAGAAATTTCATCCACTGATGAAATGTGGTTGATTTATTATGAGTCAATTCCTGAGTTTATGCGAGGTGATATGCCTCAACCTGAATAGCTACATTCAGCTTATTATTACTCCAGCCCTTGCTTTGTGTATTAAGAGACATATCGCAAGGGATGTGATGTATATAAGTACTGCGGCAGACGGGATGAAGTAGTAAACATTACCCCTTGTTATGGATAAGCCAAGAGACCCCATCGCGTAAACTATAGATAAGTGAGTGAGATAAACCCCGAATGTATATTTCGACTGATGGGCTATAATAGATTTCAATGTAGGTGATTGAATCTTGATGCCATGTAAGGTTAAAAATGCAGAAAAAGAAGCGATGCATACAAATACAGAAGAGTTAAGGTAGTTCCTTACATCGTGCAAACCTTCGACTATAAACAGATGGCGCGTTGTGAAAAGTATGGCAAGCGAAGAAGCAGTAAAAATTGATAAAGATATAAGACGTAAGGTTATGGTTTTTTTTAACTTGCTCAGTACGGCACCTGCAAAAAAGTACCCCTGATATAAACCTATTGTCGAAAGATCAAAGCTCTCATTGGTAGGCAAGTCATAACTTTTGAAAGTTGGCATGAGTATGCATGAAAAAAACCAGACCATTAGGATGTAAATTTTTACATAAGAAGAGGAATGAAAATACAAAACCCCAATGATCGGAATTGTAATGTAGACCCCGGCTAATGCATATAAATACCATAAATGTCCGGCAGCAGGCTGATAGAAAACGCTCAGAATATTTATGCTCTGATTGTTTAATGCTTTGAAGAATGCTAAATACGCAAGAGACCAGAATATAAATGGAATTAAAAGCCTCTTAATCCTCATAGCTACCGAGGTTAAAGCCCATGGTTTATCAATCAACAGAGTTCCGGTTATCATGAAGAATAAAGGTACGCATGTGCGAGTTATGCTTTCAAAGAAGTTAGCCCCATTCCAAATTGAGCTATCGGTGCTTGAAAATCCACTAGAAGAAACGTGTAAGATAATGACCATAATGATTGCAATAAATTTAATCAGGTCAATCGATGAGTCTCTTTCCATTTTAATATCCGCTTAAGAACCGATAAACTTTAAATACCTGCAATCATACATTAACAAACACCGATCCAACCAATAAAAAAGCCCGACGACCGGGCAATGACTCAGCCGCTCCTGTCTAAGCAGGTTGCGGGATGGGTCATTTGAGATTAGTCACTCACCATCGCAAGCGCCAACTAAAAATCCTTCACCATCAACCCCTTTACAAATCTGTCCACCGCTCCGGCTTGATCAAATCTACCGATCGATATTACTGTTTATCCATACAGTATTTATCAGAGGAGGATTAATTATGCCGCGCGACTATGAAATCAAACATGCGTTTATGAACGCTATGAGGCGAGAGCCGGGGCAGGGCGTTATTGTAACTACTCAGGAGTTTGTCCATCAGCTGGAGTTGCTTAACTGGCATTTCAGCCTGCGGGAGGCTAACCAGTGGATAAAGACAAACACCGTGACGTTCCGTGACGCCTCGACGCAGGAAGGTGAGGCGAAAACTTACAAGCAGTTCAACCCGAACGGGGGGCTGTAGAATGGGGTTTCCATCACCTGCTGCTGATTATGTTGAAAAGCGTATCGACCTGAACACCATCCTGATGCCAAACCCGGTAAACGTAATGCGCCTGGATACGCCAGATGGGTTTGTGTTGGTGGATCGGTCAGTAACGGCTAAGCCAGGCGACACAGTCGCATTTCAGTACGATGACTACCCGCAGCTGGGTAAACTGTTCAGAACAGGGATTATCACACAGGATGGTGAGACGATCGAAGACGAGGGACTTGAAAATGTGATCGTATTAGGGAAGGTGACTTATGAAATTGTGTATGTCTGGCACGATAGCGTACCTTTTTAATCACGGCTAAATACTTTAATCATCAACTGGATGCCATCGAAAATAAAAAGTAGGTAATGTGCTAAACGAAGCATACAGCAATAGATTGGAGGGTTATTGATGATTTTTTACTTTGTATCTTCTTGCTGAGCCCTTGTAAGAACAGCTAAGGAATGATCAACGTTAGTAAGGCAAGCTGCTATTTCTTTACTACGAAGAGCCAGAAGAGCCTCATCAATTTTTTCGAGTTCTTCAGTAGGTAAACCGGGAGTCTTTCGATAATTTTCGAGCGTTTTCCTAGCTCGCTTTATTTCAACTTTAACTCTCATATCCTCAACTGTTGGGACATTAATTAGAGAGAGACCAAGTATTGCAAAGTGCGATGCAGTGACGGCTACCCCAGGGATGAAAGAGTTGTAATCCTTCAAAAAGGGGTATCCGGAACTGATCGACGTAAGGATTTGCGTAGCTAATGGTGTGCACCATGCTTGGCATGCAACATACGTTTTAGAGCGCAATTAAACATGCTCCTTGTGTTGCTGAGCTTTGGTACGCATCTCCAAAATTGTTTTGACCAAAGTAGGAGCATCGCTTTTAAAAGACACAATTTTAGTTTGAGTTACCCCATCACCATCGATGTAAGTCAGCTTCAGAGCTTTGCTTGGCTTAATCCACACCAGTAGACGAAACAAAGCATACCGTGCCGCCATAGCGAATACGATAAATACAGTGATTATCATCATGATGTTGATAGGTGACATGTTATACCCTAAACGAGTTTGCGTTCTTGAGCTGCCCGATGGCGCACAACTTTTGTGATAGTGTACGCGGGATTAGATTTTTTGCCATTACTCTCTTTAGTCGTTTTAGTGATATCAACTACGAACAGATCGTCTTGGCGGAAAGCTGTTGAGTTGGTTTTTACTCTTTCAAGAAAAGCCTCATCTTCCATACGGACTGTGACTTCCTCACCATCAGGAAGTTCCATCATCCAACCTGTAACCTTCTTGTAACTCAGCTTGGTGAACTTAATGTTTAGCTGCAGATTTTCCACATGCGTCTGCTGCTCAATAGTATATTTTGGAGCTTTAAATGCTTCTGAATCGCTTTGCTTAATTGTTACAACTGATCGATTTCCACTCTTAATTTTGAGCACGGAAGCAGCTTCAGTTTGTAATGGATTATAGATGAGTTGAGATATTTCTTTACGAATCATTGGGTTAGTAACAAGTTTCTGTACATCACGTGAGCAAACAATTTCCTCACCATCAACAATTATTTTTGATGTACTGTTCCGCTCATCAATAATCACGTCAGTCGGCTTTCTACCTCTGAGCCAGTCAATAACCCCAATTACTGAACCCACTGCCGTTCCCGCTCCTGCTGATAACCCTAGCACTTGCAAAGTAGACAATGAACCAAGAACGCTAATCAAAACAGTAAAAGAACCTTTAGGTGTAGCTTTAATAGTTATTTTTGGATCGGAGTCTTCGCCGTGAAGAATTTTCTCAGCATTTTCAATTAGTTCGTCTAAGGAAACTAAAGCTTTCCCTAGGGTTTTTGCATCAATCTCGTTATCAGCATAAGCATCCCCACCATATGCTAATTCAAGTTCTGTAATTTGTTGTTTTTCAGTCATTATTTAATCCAGAGTAAATTAAGACAAACACCATTGACTGAAAAAATACACTAAAAAAATTAAAAATCACTCAGAATCTTTATGAGGTAGATAGTTAATTAATTTTTACTAGTCAGCATTCGTTAAGAAGTGAGCATGAAGAAAGGACAGGGGTAAAGGTTTTTTTGTGTACGAATTAATGTACTTAATATTGAAAAATTAAGGTTTAATTTTTTTTTTTCAATAACTTGTTTTTTAATTACTCTTAGTCCATTTAACTAAGAGGACAGCGGCGCGCAGTATAGCGCAAACAGGCAGTGAGATTCACTACATCGCCGTCCGTTTGCTCATTCCGCCAGCAATCCCGGTTTTCTGAACACGCTAAGGTTATGTGCAGAAAGCGGAAACAGCTTACTGAAGTCCGGGATGTCATCCAGACTGAAGCGGCACCCCGACTCTAAAATCTTCACTCCCCTTTTGCAGCAGACACTTCCAGTAAACGTTTTTCAGACGCCCGCCTGGCAAATCGCCTTCAGCAAACAGACCAGAAAGGCAGACAGGGTAAACTGTCTGCCTTTCCTCTTAATCAGCCTTTTCCTGCTCTTCGCGCTGGCGACGTTTCTCCTGCTTCTTCTTCTCAGCCTTCACTTTAGCCACGGCCGCCTCACTCATGTCGTTGCGGATCTGCGCGTGGCTGATCAGGGCAAAAATCAGCGTGCCGCCGGTAATGTTGCCGAGCAGCGTCGGCAGGGCAAACGGCCAGAAGAATTCATGCCAGCTGATGCTGCCATTAAAGACCAGATAGAGCACTTCCACC